CGAGGGCAATTCCTCAATTGCCTCACGGTCCCAGCCATATTGATCAGCCAGGTCCAGCAGGTCTGAGCGCGTCTTGTCGTCGTGCAGGTAGCCGACGAAACGGGCTTCCTCCAACGTGGTTGCGGCATTGTTCAGCAGCAGGTTTTCCGGCTTCAGCGTCATGTCGCGGATATAGCCGCGCTCTTTGACCATCTGTAGCTTGACGGTCAGCGTGGGCATTTCCACAGCAACGGGCTCGCCAGTCATCGGATCTTCGATCTGAACCGGACGCGGCTTGCCCTGCTTGGGCACAACACCGGCACCCTGCCAGCCCTCTTCAAGCAGCAGGGCTATCTCTTCCTCGGTCTTGTCGCGGAAGGTCTTGGTTTCCACCTCTTCCGGGCACCAGTACGAACTGGCCGCGCCATTGCCCAGCAACAGGCTGTCATAGGTCGCATTGTAGAGGATGCGATAGCCGTCATTCTCGCGAAAGAACGAGTAGTTGGTGTATTCGCTGGCTTCCTCTGCACCGTCCTCACCACCCTCTTGCGTGGCTTCGAACTCAACCATCTGATCGGAGGCCGTGAAGGTCCGCACCACACCGGGCAGAGTCCATGCAATCGCGTCGGCAACGGTACGGTCAGTCTGCGATGAGCCATTGACCCGCGCGGGCAGGTCACGCATGACGCCGCGCATGTATTCAAGGGCCAGGGTGCGCTTGGACTGATCGAAGGTCTGCGCCTGGCGGATTTCATCGGCAATGATGGCCGAGAGGTCGCTTTCTTCGATCTCAATATCAGCCATACTCAATCCCTGCCTTGCGGGCCGCGTAAAGTGTCAGCCAATGGACGAACCGCTGTGCGAGCCAGATGTCTTTAGGATCGTGCTTTGTGTTTGAAGGCATGGGCGTGAAGAATTTCCGCGCTTGGGCCAACAGGTACGGGGAGCGCAGCGGGACTGAGCCTGCGTTAGTACGGAGGTGCTGCATCTACCTGACCCAATCATTGTCAACCTGCGGCATGACGCCTGCGCGGTGTGTTTCGGCAAAGCGGAGCATCATCAGCGCGTATCGAGAGGCGCACAGAACATCGTCCCGCTCATCAACCACCACGCCGTCCTTGCGGTGATACATGCGGCGCTCTTCCAGCCAATGAGCGCATGTCTTGAAGACCTTCCACCGACCCGTTTCCATGCGGTCCAGCATATCCATAAGGCCAGCCTCACGACCGTAGCCACCGCCTTCAAACTCTGCCTTTTCGGGCAACATGTTCAGGCCCTGGTCCTCGTAGAGCGACTTGAATTCCTTGCCGCTGGGGTCTTTGTCCCGGCGCATACCGTCATGCGGCCATGCGACTGGTATCCACGAGCCCCAAGGCTTGATCGCCGCCGAATGAACGACAGGCCCTGCTTCGCGCTTCCGATACTCAGCGGTTACGTAAACAACATCATTGTCGCGGTCGTGGGCCATCCTGATGGCGCCGAACGGATGGTCGTAACCAAAGTCAATACCGATGATCTGCGGCCAGATTGCCGGAATTTCAAACGGCTCAACAAGGATGTCCTCTTCCAGCACGGGGAAGATCAGACCGGAGCCGAGTGATGGAATGCCCTTGGTGCGCGCTTCCCGCTCATGCGGCGGATAGCTGGCGATAATCTTTGCCCGTTCCTGGGGCGTGTAGTGTTCCGCGTCGTCAATCGTCATCGAAATGACGGTACGGTCTTCGCTGTCTTCCAGCATGTACCGCGCGACAACTGCCGACATGCCCTTGAGGGGCGTAAACGTCACCGCGATAGAACCGCCAGTGGCATTCGTGCGGGTGATACCCTCGAAATAAACGTCTTCCGGGGGTTCTTCATCGAACCACACGAAATCAACCGTAGTGGCCTGCCACTTACCCCGGCCCTGCTCATAAGCTTTGAGGTAGAGTGTGGAAACTCCACCCGAGACATGTCGAACCGTGACCGTATCGAGAGCCCCGGACACACCAGAGCGGCGCGTCGTTGCGACAATGCAGTCTTTCGGAATGTAGCCTGTGCCCCATTCCTCTTGGTTCATCGGTGGGCCGACTAGGAGACGCTGAACACCATCACGGGTTAGCTCGTAGCTCTCCGAACCGGCCAGCATCGTAATGGCTTTGTCGAAACGGCGCCCGTCCCACCAATCAGGGTAGAAGCCCGTGAGGTGCATCGCAGCCTCGGCGGCACCGGCTACAGTCTTGCCGAGCTGGTTGCCTGCCATGAACAAGCGTTCGCGGAAAGCGACACCCGCCAAATGGAATGCCCGCTGCTTGGCGTAAGGTCGATAGTCTCTAAGCTTATTCGACCGTATCAGTTGGTCCCGACGATCCATCAACTGGGCTAATTCCAGCTTTTCCGAATAGCTCAGCGAGTCGAGCATTAACCTGTTCCTCGCTCATGGTCTGGATGGTGCCGGAATGGTTCAGGTCGAGCTTGTCGCCGTATTTCTTAGCCTGGAGCTTGCCAGCCATCCACTTGCGGGCATCAACCCGAAGTTGGGAGCGTCGAAGCGCCTCGCCATTCTCTTTCCAGCCGGTGCTCTGATCGTCGGAGTTCTTGCGCTCCATCCAGTCGTTCGTGCCGTCATCGGCAATCTCTAGGATCTCATCGAACAGCGCATCTGCTTGGAGTTCTCGCGCGCGGGCGTATTGTTCCGAGAATGTCGGCTGTTCAGTCAACCACTTGCAAACCGTAGAGGTGGAAGGCATCGCCTCATCTGCGCAGATTGCCCGTAGGCTTTCACCATCAGCAATGCGCTCACAGATAGCGTCTGCGGCTTCCTGAGTGAACGTGGACTTACCCGCCATTGAGGCTTGTCCTTTCTTGCTGGGGGCCAAAAGCTTGTTGGCTGGATACTCAGCGCAATCAAAACCGCACTTTGGCGTGTTTCAGCGCAAATCTATTCTAACGCTTCCGGGGTTTATCGCCGGGAAGCTGCGCACCGAACCCGATGGGGTTGGGCTTCTGATGCACCATGACGCGGAACTTTGCGCCGCTGTCATTCCTGTACGTAACCGTTGCGGAACGGGTGTTTTCCCAGAACCGTCACAGTGGCGCGCGGGGCGTGATCGTTCCAGTCGTCGGTGAACGTGCTCATGTGGCCTCGTGCAAAAGCCCTTGGCCATTGAAGGCCAAGGGCTGGGGAGGGTTAAGAAAGTCGGAGGGGTTCGGAGGGGTCTATCTCAAGGATTTTATTGAGTCCCTTGACCCAGACGCCAGAGCGTTGGTCCCAAATGTCCCAGCCATATCCATTGCCATTACCGCGCGGAATGTAGCGTTTGTCCTGTGCGTTTTCCCACACGGAGCGGAGAATGGGATCAATGGTCTTCTTATTCATGAGAATACCTCTCATGCTCGTATGGGATTCGAGCGGGCGAACATTGGCTAATGCGGGAATGTCGGCGCCGCGCTCGAACTGTGATGAGGCCCTGACGGTGGTTTCAGATGCACAGATGAACAGATTGCCACTTGCCGCCAGTGGCTCCGTGCACCGGCCTCAAACTAGATGGGTATCGAGACGGGCCGGGTCCGCCTAAGGTTTGAACCTACTTGCGGTCAACTGATCGCGCCCGTCTCGATCTCTTCTGCCCGATTCGGGCTTACTCTTTAGCCTCCGTACAGTCGGCGCTCTCTGGCAGCCTCTGCCTTCATTTGGTGAGTGACGCCCCAGTCAAAGCCAACCAAAAATCCGAAGCCAAGACAAAAGGCCATCATGCACAAGACATATGCAAACATTTTGCCGTCTCGATCTCTTAGCCCCTGATTGGATGGGGCGGGAAAACTAAGCGCGGGAGCATGAAACAGAGCCGACCCGCGCTGGAATTCAGGGCGCAGAAAAGAATGCGCCAAACTCGGTTGGCTGGGTCCGACCGGCGAAAACCGCATCAGAACATCGGATCATCCGATTTGCACACTAGGCTGCGTCGGCTTGGTAGTCAACCAGTTCCAGGTTATCAACATCGGTGAATTCCACCGGCATTTCGTGCCCCTCGGATATCACAACGGCCTTGACCGTGCCCTTCTTGGTGATGGCCACGATGCGGGCCAATACGCGCTCTCCGGGGCTCATGGGCGCCGTTATGTGCTTTCCCGGCTGCATGCCCCCAATCTTTGCCTTACGCTGGGCCTCGCGCACCTCTGAGCGCCCCTTGCGCATCTCCCGGCGAATGCCCTTGGTCTGGCTATCGTCGTAGCTCATATTGCGCTGGGCGCGGATTATATCGATCACGTCATCTTGTGCCATGCAGAAGGGGCGACCGTCGAGATACAGGACACCCTTGACGCCTTGACACTGGCGTAGGACATACCAGTTGATTGGCCCTTTGAAGCGCAGGAACACATAGCCCACCATGAGCGGGCGGCGCTTCATGATTGGCTGCTTGGTCCGATGATGGCGACGGACAAAGGCGGCGCGTGGAATGTGGACGCCAAACCCGCGACGGCGCATTTCCCGAGCTGCCTTGCGCTCGCAATTGGGATTGGTCTGCACGATGAACCAAAAGTCCGTCACTGTCCTTGCCCCTTCTCGATTGTGTGACCGCAACGGATG